TTCTCTCAATTCATGACAAACACAAATTAATGCAATTAACTTTCCGCCAAGACAATTAAATCCAAATGGTTGTGATGGCACAATATTAAATCCATTAACAAAATGTTTATTAGCAATTTTTAGTGGGGTTTGTTTACATTGAAAATATACATTTCTCGGTTTTATATTAATAACTGGTGAACCTAATTTAATAAATCCTACAAATTTTCCAGTAGTTTTTTCTCTAATACCAAAACGAGAAGACCTGCCAGGGGAATTGTCAGCATTAAAACTCGCTGTCAATTCTAACAAAGTGGTGTAGTCTTTTGTTAATAATTTCCCCTCGGCAGGTTTATCTGAAGTATGGACAATTTCAAATTCCATATCTTCAGGGGCAAGTTCCGGAGAATTAAAGAGATCATCCTCAGGACCAAGCCCAAATAGCGAAAGAGAGCTTGGTAGCCCTTCTAACCTCTTTCGCTTTTTATATCGATAATATGTTTCTATATCAGCAAATTCATCATAAAATCCAATATAATCTTCGTAAATATTTAAAGTTTCTTCTTTATTTAAATTCAACATCAGACATTACTTCCGTTAAACATGCTACCATATTTAATTCTTGGTCTGCGACAAAAGCCGCCTTATATTGATAATCAGCAAGTGATAGTATAATTGAAGGTAATGAAGTTTCAACTGCTGTAAGACTCAATGCGTCATATAATTTTTTAAAAATCTTTGTAGAATCATTATCTAAATTTTCAGTAACCCACCTTCTCATATCATTAAACTTTTTCTGTTTCAACATTCCTAATAAATTATCTATTGACTGATCAGAAATTGATGAAAGAATTCCAACATCAATTTTACCAGAAGAACCATACCGCTGAAGTTCATTCAAAACTCTGCGGAAATCTGGAAAAAATTTATTAATTAATTCGGCAACAACCTTCTCTTCAAATTCAATATTTTCTTTTTGTAAAATAGAAACAATTCTTTTAAAAAAATCTGATGCAATGGTTGGAGAATCCTTTTTACTAATTTTATAATCAATAACCGCACATCTTGAATGTATTGGTTCAATAATTCTATTTTTAAAGTTGCAAGTAAAAATGAAAGAACAATTAGAAGAAAATCTTTCTATAAATCCTCTCATAGCAGGTTGAGTTGATGCGGGATTAAGATAATCCGCCTCATCAATTATAACAACTTTTCTTCCTCCCGTCATAGAAACAGAAGAACAATATTGGTCTAATTTAGACCTTAAAAGATCAATTCCAGATTCTTCAGAACCATTAATAATAATATAATCAGATTCGGTTTCTCTACATAATGCAATTGCGGAAGTTGTTTTACCAACTCCTGCTCCACCAGAAAGCAAAAGATTTGGCACATGATTATTATCCACAAATTCTTGTAAAGAAGTTTTAATGCCATTGGGGAGAATACAGTCTTGTATTTTCTGAGGACGGTATTTTTCTACCCAAAGAATATCTTTATTCATTTACCAACTTTTGTTTCAGTAATTTCTATAAATTCTAACGTTTTATTTTCTTTCACAATTTCAGCTTCAGCAGTAGCTTCTTTTTTTGTTTTAAATACTCTAGTTAACGTCATTTTTGTTCCAACTCTTCTAAAAACTATATTAAAAAGTTTGGTTTGTTTTTGTGTCTTTTTCTTTTTCTTTGCAGCCACGATGCCTCCTAATTAAATTTTGAAGAAGATTCAGTAGCAATCCAATACTGAATATTTACTCCCTTTGCTTTAAAATGTGCAATACCTCTTGAAGAGATTTGAACATCATAATCATCTCTCATTAATTTTATGTTTTCATGTTTGAAAACAACTTGAAAAGTTTTATCTGTCGTACCAACTTCAATTCCCAACTCATCCGTTGAAGAATTGTTAACATCCATTACAGTAAGTTCCATTTTAGAACCATTTCCAATCACACCAACTTCAGGAAGATGTAAAACTGCAGACGCTCTCATAAGAGAATCTAAATCAACTTGAGTTAAGGTAAATTTGATTTCAGCTTCCGGAAATTCAATCTGTTTTTCAGGTGGGGCTACAAACATTGATGGATCAGCATATACGTACTTCACTCTCTTGTTACCCTCAATTATTTTAACATGATCAGAATTAAAATCAAAAGTCGCTTTATTGAACATTGCTAAAGTTCCAAGAAACTTATTCAATTCATAAACAGCGAAATCTTTAGGAAATTCTTCAGTAACTTCTGCTTGTGCGAGAATATTTTTTTGAGGGGAGACTGTTTTGAGAATTTTTCCTTGTTTAAATGCAAGAGATTGATTAATCTCAGAAAAATTCTTTAATATATTTTGTGTTTCGGTAGATAATTCCATAATATTTCATCCTATTAAATTATTGTTTAAACTTATATTCTATCATTAGATTTCTAATATGTCAAGTTATAATTTATTTTATTCTCCTTTTGGGAGATTTTTTTCTATTTTTATTTGACAGTTTACCAAGTTTCTCTTTTCTTTCTTCATGAAATGGTCTGGTTTCTAAATCCATTCCATGAGACGCATATTGTAATTTTCCAAGATCTTTCATTGTACCATGAAAAACATAATGTCCAACATGCTGTATTTCCATCCAAGGGCATAACCAAGTTGATATACCAATCTTTCTAACCATTTGACAAAACATATAATCTTCTGAAAGATAGCGATCTGTTTTATTTGAACTACCTCCAGGCATCCATTGATCATTATCTATGATAGTATCAAAATATGCATGAATATATCTATCTCCTGAAAAATGTTCTGTTCTATTATGATCTGGTTTATAACTAAGTTCTGGATAAGCCTTTCTATATTTTTCAAATACAGAACGATGTATCATCATAAATCCTGTTCCAACTTCCAAAACTTCTAATGGTTCATCTAATTTTATCTTTCCATCTTTGGTAGTTCCTGCAGGATTAAATACGAAATCTCCTGTATATTTTTCTAAGTCCATTGGGGTCGCATCACCCAAACCTCTATCAACTGCGTTACGAACTTTCTCCCAAGCAATTGTTTTTTTAGGATATGGCCCACCAACAATTGATTTTTCTTTTCCATCACATAAAACTGCAAGAGAAATTAAATCTTCAGGATTAAAAGCGATATCAGAATCAATAAACATTAAATGTGTATATTGTTCAGCTCTCAAAAATTCATCAACTAGATAATTTCTTGCTCTGGTAACTAAAGATTCATTAAACAAATAAAAAAACTTTAAATCCATACCATATTTTGTAGCAAGCGTAACAGTATCTATAGCAGATCTTGTGTACATTCCTGAACACATTCCACCATACATAGGAGTTGCTACAAAGACGCGCTTTTTTCTTAACTCTTCAACTTGTATTTTTATTTCCATAGGCCACTTTCACTTGAGCATTAAAAAGAGTGACAATTTAACTTATCACTCTTTATTTATTACCATGCTTTCAGATTATCATCTTCTGCTGAAATATTATCATGGTCAGATTCAGAAAGATCTCTTTCGGGTTCCGCTGATACATCAGCATCGACTTTAGTATAAAGATCTCTAAATGATATTTTTGTTTCATCATCAAATCTATTAATACAAAGATCAATAGACTGTAACCGGTCACCAAAAATCGAATACGCTTGACAAATATGTGCCAGACGTCGTGTTGCGATAATTTCATCACATCCACCATCATAAAAGGTCTTACGAATAATATCAGACCAATTTACAAGTTTGTTCGCAAAATCTTGATCAGGACATCCAAGTGAACTCAAAAGTTTATTGACAATATTTTTCTCAATAGCGATTGAAGGATATTCCTGTTCAACTGTGATTGGAAAACGCTCAAGAAACGCCTCATTCATAATGTTGGTTCCAATGAATCTTCCATCTTCACTTCCCTTACCTTTAGTATTGGCAGTTGCTACAACAGTAAATCCGTGTGAAGGTTTTACCCAGCGATTTACTTTTTTCAAATAAACGCCTTTACCCTCAAGTACAGGTTGAATACATGCAATCTTCATAGTCGCATAATCAATCTCATCCAAAAGTAATACCGCACCACGTTCCATTGCTTTTACTACAGGACCATCTTCCCAAACAGTTTCACCATTCACTAAAGTATAATGCCCAAGTAAATCATCTTCATCAGTTTCAGAAGTGATATTAATTCTGAAAAGTTCTCTTTTCAATTCTGCTGAAACTTGCTCAACCATTAAGGTTTTACCATTTCCAGAAAGTCCTTGAACCCAAACCGGATAAAATTTTCCAGATTTGACAATTCTCGCAAGTTGCTTATAAAATCCAAATTTTACATAATTTGGATCTTTTTCAGGAACATAAATTGGAGTGTTATCAATCACAACTTTTTTCTCAACATTAACTGGTACAGGTTCCAATGTTACCTCGGGGGTTATTGGAACAACTTGAGCCAAACTCGGCCCATCAAAATTTGGAACCTGAAACTGGTTCCTAGCAACTCGATAGTTTGGATTTACAAACCATGTTGCTGTTTTTCGACCCATCTCTTTTGAAAGTTCAAGAGCCTCAACTTTGGAAAGTACATTCCTTCCATATTTTTCTTGAGCCTTCTTAAAAAATTCTATTTGGTGGTCTTTATATGTATTCATCATATCCTCATTATATATTGGTTAACTTTCTCTACTCAATCTCAATTACACTTATATTATACCAGGTTTCAGGCACAATGTCAAGTTTTTTATGCCGCAATCATATCAATCATTTTATTTAAAATGACTCGATTGGTCAGCTTCCCACCAACCATCTTCTTAAACGCAGTTCTAATTTGTCCTTTAGAAGATTCTGCGGTTAAATTATCCAGATTTGCATCTTCAACATCTGACATCTTATTAGTATTGATGTAATATCTTTCATCATATCCTGAATCATTTTTCATCGCGATACTTCCATTCTTTTTCCATTCTTTTTCCATGTTCTGCATCGCATCCCATTCAAATTGATATCTTCCACGCTGCTTAAACCACTTACGGTCTGCCAAAAAGAATCCAATTACATTAACTCCAGTTGCTTCTCGAAGAAGATTCAAATAATCAGAAGTTCTTCCTGAACCAATATCTACTTGTTTTCCATTCGCACATTTTATAAAAACTCTTGCTCCACTACCATAATGCTTTTCCTTTGGTTTTAATGGATAAAAATTCACAGACACGAGGGACATATCTTTTTCTTCTCGAATAAGACGACTATTACATCTACGAGATTCTCCATCAGTCAAATATACAGTATTGACAATCTCCGCTCCCGTACGCTTTTTAAATTCTGGAACAATTGTTAATGAAGTCAAAATTGCTTCGTCTAATGGTGTTCCTCCAAGATGATAACCTTCAGGAGTTTGCAACCACTTTTTTTCTCTTGAATATGAATAACGATATACAATCGAATGACCGAGACCAAGAAAATATTTTGCACCTTTTTGAAATTCTCTCTTATTCATTCGACTTGAAAGAAGATTTAAAAGTCTAAAATTTCCAATAGATTGTACATTTTCTCCAGCATTACGAATTTTATCTTCCCATCTTTCATCTTTTAAATTTTTATTAAAAGCCATAGAAGAACTATCAGTAAATGCATAAACTTCAAAAGAAATCTGAACCTTTTCACAAAATGCCGCAAGAACTAAACATTGTTCAACAGTTTCAAAAATGTTCTGATGCATAGAACCAGACCAATCAATGAAAAGAAGTAGTCCATGACTTTTTCCATCAGGAACTACTGTCATCTTCTTAAAAATATCTTCACTATAGCGATACTTAAACAAAGTTCCAGAATCAATAACTCCCGTCTTCGCTGTAAGAGAGCGGGAATGCTGAGTTGCCGCTTTCTTCATTTCAAATTCTTTTGCCAAATAATTAATAACTTTCTGATGTTTTTTTCTAAATTCAGACCAAAGGTCATTAAAAATATCAAAAGTAGGGCCGGAAGTTACTCCCCAACCAAGTCCGGCTTTCGAACCACCACTTCTTTCATACTCATCATATTCTTCTCCATATCCCCAAGAACCGCCACTCTTCGCAGTTACTTCTTCGATGTCTTTAAAAACTCTTTTGTAATCAACAACAAAATGATCTAAATTAGCTTTTGCTGCTTCCAAATAAAGATAAGATGTTTTTTCATTGTCTTCAGTATTTTCTAACAAATCATCTTGACGCTTCTGCCATTCATTATCAGTAAAAGAAGAAGGTTCAAATTCATCTCCAGGATGACCAGTTCCACCTTCTAATCCAGAAGACATTTTAGTTTCTTTTGATTTTTCTTTTTCTTCTTCTGATTCAGAATCGGAATCACTTGATCCATTTTCTTCTTTTTCTTCATCTTCTTTTTCAGAATTTTCACAATTATCTACAGGAGAATCACAATCTGATTCTTCACTATTTGATTCATCATTTTCTTCTCCGCCATCATCTTCGGGTGGAGTCATTAATGGTTCTTCATTAGATTCCATTTCTTCTGACATTTGACTATATTCTTGATGCTTATCAGTTTCAGATTCATTGGATTTCGCATAATTCCAAAGAGCCTCAACAGCTTCCAAAACTTCTTCAAATGTTTCGGTTTCTTCTACCATTCTAACATATTCACGTTCTTCTTCTGAAAATTGTATATTCAATGCGGAACCAAGTTTGGTATGAAGATTAATTTTATCAATCAAAGGCAATGTATCAATATCATACCCATGAATACCAAAAAAATTTTCTTGAAGGAGTTTCCCATATCCTTGAATCATTTGTTTTCCTGCTCCAGGAAATTTTCTCTTAATCTTCTTTTCAATACGGGCATCTTCTACAATATTGATAAAAGACCTATATCCCTTACCTCTATCACAAGGAGCTTGGTGCCATCCATCTTCAGGGGTATATCTCGCATGACCAACTTCATGTGAACACATCAAGTCATATACAGGACCATCCATCCATTTATATACTGGAAGAAGAAGAGTTCTATTTTTCAGATCAAACATGGCGGTTTGATAATTACCATGTTGAACATCTAAGTTCTCTTCTGCCATCAATTTGGCAACCATTGATTTTGTTTCTCTTAAATCTGACATAATTTATATCTTTTAGGGTTATCTCTCATTTCTTATTATCTAGTTATATTATATCAGGTTTCAGGCACAATGTCAAGTTTTTTAATCGAATATTATTTACCATAAAGGTTGTTGTTGTCTTTTTTTATTCTTAGATAAAGCCTTACCTAATCCATAATCTTCTTGAGAACCTGACCGCCTCACATCTAATGTAACACAATGCCAACCGGCGTCCCAAAAAAATCTATGCCTGTTAGGTACTACTACTGGTTCAATTCCAACCGCTTTAAACTGTTTAAATAATTCTTTATTATAATTATTACATATCATCATTCCTTCGTTGACCATTAAAACATTTACATCAAAGACAGTTTCTATCATCTCACCTACCCAATGATTTAAATAGGTATCAACAAATTCTTGAAAATGTTTATTTTTTTCTTCTCCTGGCAACCACCATTTACCTTGATTTTGATATTTTATTTTTTGGAACTCCTCAGGTGTAGCTAAATCCTCAACAGTATCACATGCTCTAATTTCTGTCCAAGATTTAGGTATAATTTCATCATAATATGTAACATGGAAAGATGACAAACACACTCCTGGTTTTAACATCGCAAAACAAGAATCATTATGTCCTCCAATATCAGAAGAAATATAATTAAAGTTTGGATATTTTTCTTCCATCCAATCGATTATGTTTACTCTTTCACTAACGTCAACTATACAGTCTTTACCAATTCTTGTTAATTGGGGAGCACAAAACCCACCAACCTTCCAAAAACCCATCCCGTCCGCTTTAAATTTTTCAGAATTAACAATATCAGGATTATCTTGAAACCATTTTTCAATATATTGATTTATTTCTCTTATGGGCCTTTCATCAATATTGTCAGGAATATAAGCATGCTTTTGTAATGATAAGCATTTCTCAAAATATGTTGTTTCAAAATATTCACAATAATTTTCAACTATATCTAAATTAACTTGATCACCATAAACTTTTTTAAACCATGCCATCCAAGGTCTAAAATTCCATTCATTACTAGTAAACAAAATATCATTGCCTACAGTAACAATATCATCTCTTGGATTCAGTGGTGGTACAGGTAATAAATTTCTACCTTTTTCATATAGATGGACGCCTTCTTCCTTCTCATTATATGGATTGGGCGTGGCTCCAGCAAAAAAACCTGCTTCACCTAATTCACTACAATAATCTAAAATATTATTCTTAAAACCTAATTCTACAGTTGAAGGTTTTTGACAAACAACTCCCATACTTTCTAAAGTAGATTTTAAATTTTGTAAATCTTCTTCAGTCTCAATAGCAATACGTTGTAAGCAATCTCTTATCTGAGTATTCTTAACGTCATTATAAAACTCTGGTGGAAACGCACTACCAATAACAATCTCTTCAAGCGGCTGAAATTCAGACCAGCTATTAACTTTATTCATGGATAATCCCTATATAAAAAATGTTGTATAGTTTCTACATCTACATACTTATTAAATCCTACATGACTGTGCTCAATGTTATCAACATCATTTAATATATTTGTCATTGCATCATCTAATTGTTGTAGGTTATTAAATTCCATATCAATACGAAATTCAGGTAAGTCCATACTACGAAACCCCAACTTCATTCTCGTAATTCTATATGTAACTAACTTTTCTTGTTTTACTAATGTGTCAAGAAACACTTTCATTTTCGAAACAAAAGACTTTGCATCAATGTCTTCGATATGATCAGCATAAATAGTGTAAACATCCATATATTATATATTATTTTATTATGTACTTTCGTCAAAAAATCGATTATTATTTTTGTAGGATTAATTTAAGTAAAACTAATTATTCATTATATGAATCCGCACAAATCTTAAATCCCGTTCCAACAAATCAAATCTTAGAGATATACAATACCTACTG